TTTTTCTTTTAATTTATCTTTTACTTTTCTGTATGTATTATACAATGAATGATATGTAATATTTGTTTTCTTTGATAGTTCTGTAATACTGTATTCATCTTGAATAAGATTGTAAACCTTTCTATCGTACCAATGCAACTTACTAAGTTCTTCTTCAACAGAATCATTTGCTTCATTAAAATTAATATACTCTCCAGATTCTAAATCTAATACCAAGTCTAAAGATATCTTGTTTTGTTTCTTCTGCTTATTCTTCATTTGTAAAAAGGTAGTGCGTAAAGTTAAGTAAATATAATAATAGTTTACTTCATCTCCATAGGTTATATCTAAACCCTTTTTAAGCATCTTACCGATAACAAGATACATATGAGAAACAATGTCCTCTGCTTCTTCTCTGTTGCATCCAAACTTTAATGTGGTGTTTATCCACTTATTGTGAGATTCAAATATCTTCTCTAACATAGCTTTTGTGTTTGCAACAAAGTAATAAAAATAACTGGAACTTTATAGAATGTTTATATGTTTTTATTAACACTTTTAAAAAAGGTATAGCTACCCTCAGTACATATAAATATATTTTTATTTAATTATCTCTCAACGTTTAGGTATGTACACATACTTAAGATTAAATAGTTGCTAAATAAACGTATAGTTATATAATAAAAAAAATATGACATTTTACAAGATTTACATAATTATTTTTATAATCCACAATATCCACTATCACATTCATTAAAGTCATCATCAAATAGTTCTGTTTGTGATTTCCATTTAATAATGTCTTTATACATAATATCACTTCTCCATTTACTTTTACTTGTTTCTTGGTCTGCAAACCATTGCATTTTTTTAGGATGTTTATCACTCATCTTTTTCAATAACAATGGACTTCTCCACCAGCATCCAACACAATTATTCATATAAGCAAACCTAACATCTTTACCTTTCCAGAATTGTTCAATAGTATCTTTATAAACATTATCATTTATTAAAGGGAACTCTGGCTTACAATATTTGTAAACACCCCAAGAATTTCTACCATCTTTTAAAGTTGTAAATGTAGCTTTAACTTTAGTAAAACCTTCTTCATCTGTTTTATCCATCATCTTAACTGCTCTCCTTGTTTCATTTGCTCTGTAACCAAACCTCATAATAACTGGCTCTTTAACCACATCATACATCCAGTAAAGAATAGGCATTGTTTTTAGTTCAGTTGTGCAATATCTAGCCATTTTATTTGGCAAGTATCTAGTACCTTTCTTTGTTTTTATTATTGCATCATCAAATGTTTTACCAGTTACCCAATCAATCTTACTACCTATAAACTGCTCTAAATCTAACATTGTATAAATAATCATATCTTCTTCTAAAGTTCCAATAAACTCTGTGCCTAATCTATCTGAAACTTCTTGCCTTATTTTAGCATCTGGAAACATACAATTCTTATCATCTGTTCTAACTAAAGAAAATACATTGTAGTCTGCTGGATAATTAGCTGCTATGTAACTTGATGTTTTACCACCACTTAAACTATTTACTGTTTTCATATTTTTATATTTATTTACCAATGCATACCTTCCATTGATGTACCACATTCTATTACCTCACATTTATCTTTGCTTTTCCAATCCCAAGACTTTACTCTAAGATTTACTACCTCATAAATCTCATCTCTTTTATTGTCTGGTATAGTATCTATTAAGAATGCTAAGGCATCTTTTTCCTTGTTTAGTATGATTTGCTTAATAGCTTTTGTTTTGTTCTTTAAACGTTCTAATCTAGCTCTCTCCTTTCTTATTGTTTCTTCCTTCTTGTCATTAAAGTAAATATCATAAATACTTCTAAACCTTGTAAAGCTATCGTAATATACATCTATCTTTTTTAATGCGTGAAATATACTTGACCTATTTCTTTTAATACCTTTCTCAGCAAACCAGTCTGATATCATTCTATCATTCATTCCATTTACTTCATTTAATACTTTGTATAGTAATGCTCTAAAAGATGCTTTATCATTTGAACGTGAATTATCATATATGTTTAGTTTTGTTATCTCACAAAAATCATTTACTAATTCTTCTGCTGCTTGTCTGTTGTAATTATATCTACTCATCTATTTGTTCTGCTCCGTTATTAATTAATACTTCATCTGTTACTTGTGTTATTCTTTCTTTGTCTGCTTCGTATGCCAAACATACTTCTTGTATCTTACAAAAATCATTAAAGTCAAACTTGTTTAACACCCAATCAATAAATATTAGTTTATTGGCAATTAGTTTATCTCCCAGCTCTTTCTCATCAACTTCTTCTATCTTGTTATAGTAGTTTATCTCTATGTCTTTTAAATCGCTTATAGTACGTCTAATATTGTTTCTTACTCGTTGTCTAAATAAACCTATCTTGTCTGCATCTTCCAGTAAGTGTAAGTTTATAAATGAGCTTATTATTGCTCCACTAATCTTTTCTAATTTCTTTTCTGTTAATTCCATATTAAAACATTCTTATTTGTTGTTTGTGTTCGTTTATTCTTTTTATTGCTGCATCGTAATACTCTTTATCTAATTCACAAGCGGTTAAATCATAGCCTAAGTTGTGACAAGCAATGGCTATACTTCCGCTTCCTAAATGTGTATCTAATATTTTATTCCCCTCTTTTGCGTAATTCATTAATAACCATTCATAAAGTTTTATAGGTTTTTGGGTAGGGTGTATGCGTATTTTATCAGCACCTAAAAAACCCTTATATCTTATTTTAGCAATTCTTAATACTTTGTCAAAATTAGTCCAAGCTAATTCTCCATCAGCAAAATCACAATCGGCATATATACCTTTATCCCAAAAAACATAACATCTACTTGGTTTTAATTTATCTGCAAAATAATTACCTCCCCAAATTATTTGATTTTTACTTACTCTTTGCAATTCATTAAAATATTCTTTCGAAGGAGTTTCATTATCCCATTTTTTACCCTTATTGTATTTTTTATTTTTACCGCTTCCCATTGTCATTTCTGAAGCATTTATACCATAAGGTGGGTCTACAATAGCAAGGTCAAAGTGATTATCTTCATACCTTGCCATTAACTCCATATTATCTTCGTTTGTTAATTCCATAATTGATAATTATAATTGTGTTCGTTGTAATATACTTTTGTTTCCTCTATCTTACTTAAAAGTAATTGTTCAAGATGATTGTAAATAAAATCTATCTCATCACTTGATGCATTATACTTTTCTTCTCCTTGCCAAAAGTTAGTTTTTAATACATCTTCTTTTAAGTTTACTTCTATTAAATAATCTTCGTTGTCCAACATCAGCTCTACTTCATTTGGTAAAGGATTAATACATTGGTCTGTATTCTTGTACTCTGGCTCTATTGTTTTTACAATCTTAATTAAGTCCATCTCTTATTCCTTTTAAGGTTTTTATTTCTGCGTTGTTTATCTCTATCTTTATTTGTACCTCAAGTATATCTAATTGTCTTTCTATCCACCAATCATCTTTACCTTTAACGTATGCTCTAATCATTTCTAATGTTTCTTCCATTTGTTTTTGTTTTAACTGTTAAATAATATTAATACCATTGATATAAACCATAATGTCATATAAGCTACAACCATAATCATTGCAAGTCCAAATAAGAACTCTCCGAATCTTGTAAGTATCTTCTTCATAATTATACGTTAAAGATTAAACCGATTAATAATCTACCTACGAAATAACTTGGTGCTAAAATCAATACTAATGTCTGTAATTTTTTCATCTTGTTTTGTTTTAAAAGGGAGGTTTTAGCCTCCCGTTATTATTATAATGTTTTTGATTGATTTAACTTTCTATTTGTCTTAATCATTTCTTTAGCGAAAATTCTTAATTCTGAATCATTATCTCTTAAATTAGAGTCATCACTTGATGCTTCATTTAGCCATTCACAAAGTTTCATTAATTCAAGAGTAGAGTGTTCACTTGTTACTCTTAAACTCATACCAGTTGATGATAATAAAAAAGTAACTTTACCATTAAAACCAAAGTTTTGTAATGTTTTATTTTCTAGTGTTAATGATAATTTAGCTAAATCAATTGTTGAATCTAATTTTGTAATTTCTTGTAATTTAATAGTTGCTTTCATTTTGTTTTGTTTTAATTAATAATACTCAAATATAAAACAAATTATTTAATTAACAACTATGTTAACAGATTTTAACATTTCTTTAACATTTTAAATAAAAAAAGAGATACTAATTTGTATCCCTTATTCTTTCTATTTCTCGTTCTAAATAGTCTTTTGCCTTTAACAAGTCTTGTAACTCATCCTTTTTCTTTCCAGCTCTGCAAATATACTTTAGTACGTTACCTCTGCTAAAATTTAGGTTAAAATCATTTATAACGTCTATTACATCATAGTCTTTGCCATTGTCGTAGTGTACTTGTGTGCTTCTCATTTTTCGTATATTAAAGTTAAAATTATTTGAAAGATACCAATGTATAAAACTATATCTTCTTCGTATATATCTTCATCATCAAAAGGGTAATGTCTAACCCCAAACAAAAAGCCTTTAAAAAACCCAGCTTTAATCTCGTATCTTATTAAATTCATAGTTATATATTTTAGTGTATAAATTCCAAATAGCTTGGAATGATTCTTGTTTATTAAATTCTTTTCCTTTCATATAGTAATTGCCTTTTATTCTATTGCAATATATTTTAAACATCTTACCAGATACAACTGGATAAATAATAAACCCTTTTTTAAAACAGTATTGCTGGTGCTTGTAATTACAATTTTTTAAAACAATCTTCTTTTTAATCTTTGGCATTTAATTCCTCATATATGTCAATTAATTCAAGTGCCTTTTCTACTCCCTTTGCCTCACAAAATCTTTTCTGGTCAAATAGTTGAATCCAATATTCCATAATGTCTTGTCTATCTCCACTACTAAAATAGCTATCAACACAACTTTTGTAGGCTATCTTCTCTTGATTGTTACAAAGTTCCTCTGGTAACATAATCTTCTATATTTTCTGTTTGTAAATAGTCATAGTATCTTTCTGTTGCAATGTCAAGTTTTCTTTTACCACTATCAATAAAGTTTTCTGAACATTTAAATATACCAACGTCAAGAGTATTTTTATCAACTACAACAAATTCAAAGTCAAATGCTCCAAACAATTCTAAATACAATGCAGCTTGTAAGTCATAAGAAAAGTGATTAGCAGACCTTTCAAAACTTTTTATGTCAGCAGTTGTTTTTAAATCTATTACAACACCATCTTTTAATATATCTGCTTTACCTCTAAATGCTAAATCATTATAGGTATCAATTGCTGGTATTTCAAATCTTGCACCCTCCAGTATGTTCTTTACATCAGTTACACTTCTTACCCTTTCAGATATCTTTTTTGCTTTATGATATTCTGAGTTTGTAAATACTTTGTGTGAGCCAAGCTCTTGTACTGCAAGTTTATATTGCTTTGATGCTTTTGTACCTTCTGTAAAAGTTAGGTAGTCTACCTTTTCTGGCTCAAGTACCATAAGGTGTATTAATTGACCATCTCTTAATGCTTGTACATTTGTTTGTTTTTCTGTTAATGAACGATGATAAGCATAAGGAGAATCTAAAAGCTTCTTTGATGCTGAACTTGATAATGCATTTACACCTAAGTAACCATAGTAAAATTCATCATCCATCATCTTGCTTAAAATGTCTTTCTTGTCAAATACTTCGTTGTTTAATAGTTTAATTGTTTCCATTTATTTTAGTTTTATTTTTTTTAATATTAAGTGTTCTAATGTGCTAAGAGGAGGAATCCATCCTTTTGCGTTATTATCCCCTCCAAAGCTATTTCCTTTTACTTTTACATCTGCATTCTTTAAGTAGCTTAAAAGTTGTAATCTATTAAAAACATAAGCAGTTTCAACATTGTCAAGACTTTTTAAGATGTAAACATAGTAAGTTGCTTTTGATGCTATAATACCACTATCCTCATCTTTTCTTGTATTCTGAAATTCAATATAAATATTTACTGGTCTATTATATCTATCAGCATAGTAGTAACCTTTTGAATCATACTTAACCTCATAAGTAACCTCTCTGCCTTTATAATTTGCTTTTATATCCCAATCATAAAATCTTTTGTTTGGTGCTTTCTCTATATCCGTATGTGTGTTAGACAATTCCTTTAACCATAAACTTTCTCCTAAATTACCTTTTAAAAAACTCATATCAATTTAATTTTATATTTTCATAGATGCAATATAACCAAAAAGTTACTTAAAATTCAAAATCGTTATTAACATATTCTGGTAGTATATTATCATTTACTGAAAAACTAAAAGGGTCAAAACTTCTATTTCTACTTCTTTTGCATTCAACAGTAATCCAGCCTTTATTAACCTCATTTTTTTCTAACTTTATTTGTGTCTCTGCTTTCTTTTCTAATGCACTTCCTAAGTTTCCAGTTGGTTTATCACTACCAAAGTTTTGATGTATAATTGTTAAAAGATGACATTGTTTTTTTGCAGTCCAAGTCATAATCTTCTGAACAACATAATTTGTTTCTGTCATTGAATTAACATCATTTAATAAATCTGCAACACCATCAATAATAATCAAACCTATTTTATCTTCATTAAATTTATCAAAAAGTATGTATTCAATAAAATTAACCCTTTCATTTGGTGTCATTGCCCTTAATGCATAAGTATGGTAGTTGTCATCAGTTTGCAGCTCATTCATTATTACTGGTCTTCTAAATACTTTCTGACAATGAAACTTACCTTGCTCAGTATCAAAATGAATTATCTTTCTGCCTCGTCTATGTCCTTTAATATTACCAGAGTATTTATTACCTCCACTTTGATATGCTGAAACAAGTAAACTGATAAAAAATGATTTACCTACTTTTGGAAATGCTTGTACAAAACTAAAGTTTCCATCTGTGCCAATTGGTATTGGGTATTCTATTTGGTTTCCTTCCACATCAACATCTATGTATGTACCAAGACTAAGTGAAACTGGAGGGTATTTTATTACTTCTGATATATCTACATTTGCTTCTTCTTCAAGCATCTGCATTGCCATTCTATCTTCTTCAATTTGCTCATTCGTTTTTATTTTTTGCTTCATCTATATATTTCTGTATTTTTGTTTTATAATATTTACCAAGTACATTATCATTTAAGAATTTATCATTTTCTAAAACGTTCTCTGTAAATTGTAACTTGGTTTCATAATAGCTCATCATTGTTCGATTGTAGCAAATGTATATAATTTCTCTATAACAATCTTCAATATTCCATTTTTTACTTTCTTTATTGCTTCCAGTATATTTCATCCAGTTACTTTCAACGTAATCAACCCTCTTTCTTTTATACCCCTTTAGAGGTGGTCTAGTACGTTTGTTAAGCAGTATCTTTTTACCAATGTAAACTTGTTCTGTTCGTCTGTTAAGTATTCTATAAACAAACCCAACTGCATCTGCTGGTAAATCTTCTCTTGATTTTATTCTTTGTCCTTTATAGTTCCACATAGTGAAAAAAAAGGGAGGCTTTTACACCTCCCAATTAATTTAAAATGGCAAGTCATCTGCTGCAACTGGTGTTGCTTTCTCTGCCTTTGCTTCTGACTTCTGAACAAAAGATTGTAAGTCATCTGATGCATAGTAAATTTTACCATTGGCAACATACCTTTTTTTCTCTCCGTTCTCTCTCTGCTCTTTTGTTTGAGGAATTGTAAAAGATACATTCTGCCCAAAGTTACCTTCTTCAAAAATTGAAAAGTTTAACTTCAGCTTCTTTAACTCTTTTCCATCTTCTCCTTTCTTTGGTACTAATTCTCTTTTAGCATTGTAGGTTAAGATGTTCTCAAAGTATTGAGAAAGTTTTTTAATTGTGTCAAGTTGTAACTCAACGTCTCCTAATAAGTAAGGTTTTTTTGCACTCATAATTTTAATTTTAATTTATAATCCAGTTGTTATTTTATTGTCTATCACTTCTATAATGTGTCTAAAAGTGCTTCTTTCTTGTTCGCCAGTTACATCTACTCCATTAATAAAAAATCTGTAATGGTCTTTCTTTGTTTTTCTTAATTCAAAGTTATTCATATTTATTTAGTTAATAATTCTTTTACTTCTTTTGACATTCTGTACTTTTCTTCAACTTTAGAAATATTACCACCACCTTTTAAGTATGTCTGTACTTTCTTGAATTCAGCAGTACCTTTATTTAACCAACTCTTTTCAGTTGTTTTAGCAGCTTTTCCGTGTGTGTTTGTAGAATCAGCATCTTTTGTATCATCAATCAAAAATAAACCATTTAAGGCATACTTACGTGCATACGATGAACTACTACCAAAACTTTGTGCTATGTCCATTCCTTTTCTGTTTGGGTCTATACCAGCTTGTGCTTTAGTATGAACTGAATCTTTACCATCAGATATAAATACTACTGCTTCAACAAACAATACACCACATACTTCTCTTACTTCATCAGAGATTGTTAATGTACATTTGTGTTTATCCAGTAAAGGTTTAACTGCTTCAAGGATATCTTCACAACTTCTGTAGTTGTACTTTCCAAAATTGTTTCTCTGGTTTTTTGGTGCTTTTAATTCGGCTTGAATCTTTCTTAGTTTTTCCATTTTTATTTATTTAATTAATTATTATTTACAAATATAGTTTTTATTTTTTACACCAACATTAAAACGTTGGTCAACAGTCGATATAAAGCATTAAAACGCTTTTATATCTTGGTGTTGTAAGTAATTGCTACATATCGCTTTTACCTTTAGTTCGTTCTATCTTTATATTTTTATACTTATCTAATTCGGGTTGCAAATATTCATCACGCAACTCCGTACAACAATGTGTATAATTAATAGCTGCTATTGTCTTTCTTACATCATCAAGGAGTACATAATTTCTTGTATCAAAAATTGTGTTTGTGTTATGGCAATTTTTTACTTTACTTTCTAATTGTTTTATTATTTCTTTCATTTCTATTGTCTTTAGTTATTATTCCACGCTACTAATCATACACTCGCACGTTAGGCACAATAAAAATTATGACATACAGCATTTTTTATATTTTTTATCACTTCCACAAGGGCAAGGTTCATTTCTACCAATTTTAGGCTTATCTCTAAAATATTGAGGTGGTCTATGGTATGTGGGTATATATTTGGTCATTTCTTGAATTTTATAAATATTTTCTTCGTCAATGTATTTTAGAGAATCCATAATTTTAAAAGTGCCTAACAACGTACAAAATTAATTGCTAGTTAGGGCTTGTTTTATAAGTGTTTTAATGCTTCTTGGTTAATGTTTATTTATTTACTTGTTGCTTTATGTCGCAACTATTCTTGTACAATACAGTTATGTGCCATTTACCAATACTTACCATCTACCCAATAAGTATCACCGCAAGACATATCATACATTGAGTGTTCCCATTTACCACACCTTCTGCAAGTTCTATTGCATTTAACAACGGTTTCTTTATCCATTAACCAATCGTGAAATCCTAAACGGCACATAACAACGTGTAAAAACCATTGCTTAATCTTGCCGTAAATCTGTTTTAATCTATTCATTTTATCTTTAATTTAAGGGTTATTTAATATCTATAAAGTCGCAACAGTTCTTACACAAACCGTTACTCTAAAGTTGCATTTAACTTTATTATATTTTTAACTCCATTTGATTCTTTTACTTGGTAGTTAATTAACACATCTGTTATGTTAGGGTCTTGTTCTGTATGCATTTCAATTGTATTTTTTAATGCTTCCCAAAGTGATTCGTTTACTTTCATAATTTAAGTTTCAGCAAATCTAAGTATTAAAAACATATAAAAGTGTTAAAGAAATGTTAAAATTAAAAAAGAGAGCCTTTTTACAAGCTCTCTAATTAAAACAAAAATAAAAGGGAAAAAGAATTGCAAAATGATATACTCAAAGATAAACTTTATTTAAATACTATAAAAAATTAGTTATTAACAGATGTTGTAATTAAATACAATTCCAAAAACCTATATTTATTTTTAATACTATTTACTTGTTTAATTAAATACTTTAGATATCTATTTTTAGGTATGAAGTAATATATAAAAATACTTAAATAGTTACTTAAAAAAATGCGAAGTTATATATTTATTTTTAAATAAAAAAGTGTTTACTTAATTTTTCTTATTTTTTCTAATGTTCTTGCTCCAAAGTAACCACCATAAACAAGCATTAGTAAGTTACCAAGTAAAGATATCCATTGCTGGTCTATTTTAAAGCTATCTAAAGAACTATCTAATATTACATAAGCAAACATACTTAATGTTAAAAAAGCAAGGCTTAATGGTCTTATATTCTTTGTAATATATGATTCTGCTTTATTGTCTGATTCCCAACGTTTAGTAATCTCTTGCATCTCCATTACATCTTGCTCTAAATCAGCTAACATAGTTTCTTTGTCTTTTACCGGTATATCTTTATCTTCTGTTATAGCTTTTATAACGTCTATTGGATTACCACCATCAATAGCAGCAACTATTGTTTCTCCCATTGGAATATTGTTTTTTACAACACCTCTCCAGAGGTTACCAAAGAATGTACCTTTACCTCCGTTTTTTCTTAATTTTGGATTGCTCATTAAAATAAAATATTAATTAAGTGAAATAAACAAGGAAGTATAGTATAAATAAAGTCTTGTACTTCTGGTGTACCTTTACCAAGAAAGTCATCATAAACAACTTCTTTTATAGTTGCTGCAATAACAACAATAGATATTGAGACAAGTGTATTAAACATAAGTAATGATAAAAATAGAATAACACTACCAACAAAAAAGTGTAGTAGTTTATCTTTTGGTATTTTATTTAATAAGTCCATATAACGTTTTGTGTTTTATCTAAATCTAAATCAACGTGAATAAATGTATCTGCTATTCCTATTCGTGTAAAACCAACTTCAATAAGAGCTTTAACTATCTTAAATCTTGTTACACTATCTGTTGCTTTTATATCTACTGCTAAACCTTTAATATGACTTGAACTAGGATTCTTTATTGATAAAGGGTGTTCTGGACTTCTGTACGCACTATTTATTACAAAAGGTATTCCAGCAAACTCTCTTGCTTCGTCTAATACAAATAAAAAGTCTTTATTCATATTATTTTCAATCTCGTTAAAGTATTTACTCATTAATCAAATATGTTTATTGCTTTTAAAACCATCCCTCCAATAAAGGTTAGTATTGTTACAGTTACTGCAATTTTACCAGCAGTTACTTTTCCTTTTAATTCAATTTCATCTACTCTTTTTGAGACTTCTGCAACTTCATAAACTAAACCTTTTTTGTCTGTCTTTTCATCGTTCTCTAAGATGTCAGATATACGTTGGTTAAATAGTTCTTGTTTGTTGAAAAAGTTAGATAAATCAGCAGCTAGTCTAAATTGCATTTCTGCCATAGTTTTCTGCTCCTCTCTTATTTCTGATATTATTTCTTTTTGGGTCATAACTTTACTTGTCATCGTCTCTTTTATATCCGTAAAATTGATGTGCAGCAGTTCCATTTGGATAAACTCTGTATTGTTCTAATTCTAATTCATCTGTACTTATAACGTCATAAGCATAACCAGGATAATAAATAGGATGCTCTGGGTCTGTTGTTGCTTGTGGATTAATTACTTTACCAATATTTACAACACCTTTTGTTCCGTTTATGTAACGTAAAGTTGTAACACCTTCTTCTGTTACTTCTTCCCAAACGTTGTTATCTATTAAGACTTGTTTGCCTTGTTGTTCTGTATCAAAAACTAATTTGTATATGTGCATTTTATTGTGTTGTTATTATTATAAGTGTAATTTATATTTATTTGGTGAATTACCGTTTATCATATTATTAATATGTGATATGGATATGTTTAAATCTAAAGATAAATCTTTAACACTTTCATATTTTTTATTATTTAATTCACAAAACACT